ATTTTGGAGTCCTTAGAGGGTCCTAGAAGCGATTTGGAGCCGATCGGGTAACCCAACCCTTACCTCTGTGGCTTGAGAGGGCTAAAAACCCTCCAGAATCGTTGTGAAAAAGCAACTAAAATAACCCTTAAAACTGTAGGGGAATATGAGAAATCGCTTTACAATAAATCAGACTTCAGGCATAATTCTATTATTGTGATGAGAAAAGGAACTGAAATGACTGAATTTGAAAAGAACTGCTACGGTATGACCCAAGAAGCCATTCGTGAGCAATACATGAACAGCATTACTGCTCGTCTGAGTGGTTTGGAAATGGTTGTTATGGGTATCATGTCTGACTGCCAGCATATGCTTGAGCATGGTTTCAGCAAAGAAGACATTCGCAAGCAGATGAATGTCGCTAAGTTTATTCTGTCAGAAATGATGGAAGCCAAAATGTCTACAACTGCCTAAGGAGATAAAGATGGAAAATACTTTGACCAAACCTGAACTGCGCAAGCAGATGGAAAAACAACTGGCTGAATTCCTTGCTCGTGGTGGGCAGGTTCAGGTTGTCGAGCCGAAGAAGCCAAAGTCTGGTGCTCGTACTTGGAAACGTAGTTAATCATTTTGGAGATCGTTATGGAAGACTTTAAATCTTGGGAAGAAATGACTGTGCTGGAACAAATGCAATGCCAGTATTGGGATATGTACAAGGATGCGTATGGTGTGCGTCCTCGTGGTGTTGATACATCCAACTGGGACGAGGCTACCTTTGAAGCTGAGTTTAACTATCTGCAGGAATTGATCACTAAGAGCGAGCAAGAGCGTAAGATTGCCGAGCAAGAAGCATGTAATGCCTTTGAGCAACGGATGCAGGACCTCTACGCCTGTGGTGCCAAGGATCGTGAGATGGCACTTCGCTGGATCCACGAAGCTGAAGGTAGCAATGGTGACGAAGAGTTTCTGTGCTACTTGGTGGGTCTCCGCTACGGCTACTTTCGCAAAGCAGTGTAACCTGCTGCAATGCTTTACTTTTAATCAATCATGAGGTATAATTAAGTTATGGAAATTACAATCAGAAAAGTCGCCAATGGTTACATTGTGCGCACCGAAGGCGAGGATCCCGTTGAGGGTTTCGTGACGAAGGAATATATCTTCACGAGAAAATCGCAGGTCATCAAATTCTTCAGAGACACCTTTTCGGCAGGAGAGTAAACATGGGTATGATATTTGTTCATGAGCGAGCAAGTAAAAAACGCAAGCCAAACAAGCAGCAACGTGAGTTGGCTGAACAGTGGGAAGCGTTACTCAAGAAGTATGAAACCAAACCTGTCAAGGCAAAGGCTGTACCACTACCACAGGCAAAGACTTATGTGCGTGAGACAGTACGTTACCCAAGTCTGAACAGTGGTCATCATGACACCAGTGCCAAACCAGCGCAGGTATACACAGGGACTAAGATGCTTGGTATCGGTACCATGCATAAGTCAAACTCTGTGCCGATCTTTAGTACTGAAGAAGCAGTATCAATTGCAACAATGAGGAGATAATTATGGATCTTTCAATTAACGAAATGCGTACCAAAGTATCGCTGTGTCTTGCCGATCGTGACTATGACGCACTGACCAAAATTCACTTGTTCTTGGTTCACCAGTCCAAAGTAATGGACAAGTGGTTCGACAAATACTTGGACATGTTTGAAAAGAAAATGAAGCCAGACCACCCAGACACAAACATCTGGAAAATGTATCACAGCAAGGCTACTGAGTATTCAGAACTAAAACAACTAATAAGGACTACTGATGCTTACCTCAGAAAATACAAATCAGTTTAACACTGCATCATCTTTCTCTCTCTTCATCGAGAAGAAGGCTAGAGAGAAGCGCATGCCTTACATGGATGCAGTGCTTGAGTATTGTGCCGAGAACTATATCGATCCACAGGACATTGCGTCCATGATCAACAAATCGTTGAGAGACAAGATTCAGATGGAAATGATTGAAGCCAACATGCTACCAAAGCAAGGAAAGTTGGATGTATGAACAAACGGGTTGACGAATACGGTCTAGCATGTGATATAGTATATGGTGTAGATTTGATGAAACATTTCGGAGTTGCGAAATGATTTATGCTGTAACTGCCTTCAACGCAAGCATTGTGTTATTTCTGTTGTACCTGTTGGTATTCCGTTGCAAGTGAGGAGTTGAGTTGAGTGGATTGAAACTTTTAATAAGTAGGAAACGTGGACGGATTTAATGCATACAAATATTACATGGCTGTCAAATTACACTTCACCACAGATGGCTATGATGTATTTGAAACCAATGGACATGTGAAGGGATCACGAGATGTATTTTGTAATCGTAACGATAGATTTATATTTGAGAAACTTGCTCGCAAGTTTGAGAAACCATTTGACATCATACAATATTTTGTTGCTAACTTTGCTTATGGTAATGATGCCGTCATTTATTGTGATGCTGATGCTGATGCTAACCTAGTTACATGGCAACGAAGAAAACAATCACTGACACAATCATTTAAAAATGACATCGATGCACTATTGCTTCATGTCGAAAAGAACAAACACACACATGACAGAGTATTCAAATTCGTGCAGAGTGACCACCCAGAACTACTCAAGTTGTTTCTTGGAAGTCACATCAGCATTGAAACTATGGTTATCCTTGATTCGTTCGAGGACTATCTTTCTTCTTGGAAGTCGTTTACAAACTTGCTTTGGGAAGAAGAATACCGTAGAATCATTAAGTGTAAGAGGTTCGTTAAATTTGACTCTTACAAATTAAATGGCATTTATCAGGAACTTAACGAAGGATTTATCTTCTGATATCATGGGTAACAAGAAACAGAATTATCATCAGGATTATGATGACGAAGAACGCAGCAAGCGTAAAAAACACCCGAAGCATTCACCGAATGTCAAGGGTAGAGGAATGAGAACGCTAAATAGTTATGTCGAGGAAGAAGACTACGATGAACTCGAAGACGACAACCAAGACAATACTAAAACACGTTTTTATACAACACATTAATATACTTTTTATACAAGGAAACATACGATGGACATTCAAGCACTCCGCAACATGCGTAAAACAGACTTCAGCAAAATCTCTGCTGAGTTTGACAAGATTGCCAACCCAGAGGCTGGTGGCAAAAAATCTTATCAAGACGATCGCTTCTGGAAACTAGAAGCCGATAAAGCAGGTAACGCAACTGCTGTAATCCGATTCCTACCACGTGCCGAAGGCGACGACCTACCATGGGTTCGTATCTTTAATCATGCATTCCAAGGTCCAACTGGAAAGTGGTATATCGAAAATTCTCTCACTACTCTTGGTGAGAAAGATCCTGTCGGTGAACTAAACTCCAAACTCTGGAACTCTGGTTCTGAAGCCAACAAGGAAATCTCACGTAAACAAAAGCGTAAGTTATCTTACACTGCAAACGTGTTGATCATCTCCGATCCAAAGCATCCCGAAAATGAAGGACAGGTTCGTCTGTTTAAATTCGGTAAGAAAATCTTTGACAAGATCATGGAGAAAGCCAATCCTACCTTTGAGGATGAAAAGCCAGTTATCGTGTTCGATCTTTGGGAAGGTGCAGACTTCAAACTGCGTCAACGTAAAGTCGATGGTTACGCTAACTATGACCAGAGTACCTTTATGGAACCATCTGCATTGTTTGATGCTGATGAGGACAAGTTGTTAAAGGTTGTTAACTCTCAACACAAACTCGCTGAGTTTCTGGATCGTAAGAACTTCAAGACCTTTGAAGAACTCGCTCGCAAGTTGAACGATGTTCTTGATGGTGGTTCTACTCCTGGTACATCTGCTGCCAAGATGGCTGAGGATGAGGATTATACACCACCAGTGCGTACACCTGCGCCAGCTGCAAAGCCAGTAAGTGTATCAAAGGTTAGTGCTGGAGATGATGAAGACGTAATGTCTTATTTCCAGAAGATTGCTGACGAAGCATAATCGCTTCTAGCATTGAGAAAGCCACCTTTGGGTGGCTTTTTTATTATGCGTATTTCTTTGCTAAGTGATTCTGCATACCAGCGTCTGGGTTTCTCGTTGGTGGTTTCATAGCGTAAGTATTAGAACTGGTATTACTAATTGTAGTTGGAGCAACAACATTAGTGTTTGATGCAACGGGTTTAGCATTCTTGGCTAGATCGCTTTCAGCCGAAGCAGCAGCAACCTTGTTGCCTGTCTGTGGTTCAGATGATGAAATTTTACCAGCAGAAACAGTTGTGGTGCCTTGAACAACACTCATCTTTCCACCAGCCATTGCTAGAGCAGTTGCTTTCATCCATGGGAATTCATTTACTGCTTCCATGGATTTTTTATCAACTTTGGCAAACTCCTTCATGGCCACGCCAACTGATGCTATTCCAGTACCAGCTTTTTGCACTCCCTCACCGCTGTTGCCGATTTTAATCAGTTGATCAACTGGAGATCCACCTGGAGTTATTGCCCCGAGGAATCCACCGACAAGGTTGCCAACACCAGACACTGCTTGGCCAGCACCGAATGCTGCCATTGCAAGCCCGACCGCAGTAATACCAGCAGCAGTTTTAAGTAACTTTCCTCCATCAAGTTGTGCTAGCTTATCAAGACCCTCATTCATCTGAGAGAAGCCTGCGCCAACTGCTTGCATCGCTTCGCCCACAACCATCAACGCAACACCCATTAGCCCAAGTGCGCCAGCACCCAAAGCAATTAATGGTGCTGCTGTTCCTGCGATAGCACCGACCACACCAAGAGCACCAATCGCAAGAATACCTTTACCGACTGTTTCCCAGTCAAGTTCAGAGAATGATTTAAATGCAGCACCGACCCCATAAAGAACTAATCCGAGAATACCAAGTGCAGCTGCACCTGCAATCATATTACCTTTGACTTTATCAATCGCAATGGCAGCATTCGGTGCTGGCCAAGCAGTGTCTGGTGTTGGCAACCTTGTCGGTGGATTCCTCGGGGCAATAACTCCAGGTGGATCTCCAGTTGATCAACTG